GATCGTGGAGCGCGAGCTCGTCATCGCGTCCAAGCGCATGGGCGAGGAGCACGTTACGTCGATGGCGCAGCGGATGCGCGGCGACGGCGCGGGCCTCGTCAAGACTCGCACGGGGTTCCTGCGCGACCGATTCACGACGGAGACGCGGCAGGTCGGCGGGATCGGCGGGATTCGCACGCGCGTTTTCGTGGCGGGAGTCAAGTACGCCGACATCCAAGAGCGCGGCGGCATCATTCGCCCGAAGGCCAAGAAGTTCCTGACCGTCCCGCTGGACGCGACCAAGACGGCGTCGGGAACGATCAAGGGCAAGTATGCCGGCGGCGCTGGAGCCTACCGCGCGAGCGGAGCGGACACGTTCGTCTTCAAGTCGAAGAAGGGCGGGCTGTTCATTGCGGAGCGGACCGGCAAGAAGGGCAAGCTCGCGCTCCTCTGGAAGCTCGTCACTAGCGTCCGCATCCCCGGCAACCTCGGCTGGTATCGCACTTGGCGGGAGAACGCCAGCCAACGCCGGTCGATCCTTGACGCGACCGCGCGCCGCATCGTCCAAAAAGCGAGGGGCGCGTGAGCACTCTGGCACTGCCGCTGGGCTTCGACATCGAGACGCGCGACTCGCAGCGCGCCTACCAATCAAGTGCGGCTGACGGCGCGGTGCTTCGGCGTCGCGTGTCCGAGCGCAAGCTGCGGCGCTGGCGGCTCAACTGGCCCGTCGCCCCGCGCGGCGTCTACGAACTCGTGCGCGAGGCGTGGGACGAAAACGGCGCAGTGCTCGCGATGGACTGGACCGACCCCGACGGTAACGCCGTGCGCGTCCGGTTCGCCGAGCGGCCCGATCTGTCGCTGTCGACGTACATGCACGCCTCGATCGCGCTGGAACTTGAGGAGGTTCTCTAGCCATGCCGTACCCGACAGGGACGCCGGTTGACGAGGCCATCCTCGACAACGTCAAGACGACGCTCGAAGGCATCGCCACGCCGAACTACCGCTACACGATCGCGCGAGTCGAGCGTATTCGGCCTACGGGAATGCTTGAGTTCCGCGAGTTCCCGCTGCTCTTGATCGGCGTGCCAACGATCACGTGGCGCGACAACGTCTCAAACCGGCTGACCGGCGATATGCGGCTGACCATTCGCGGCGTTGTCCTCGACCGGGAATCCGGCTTCGAGAGCGTCAACTGGCTTGCCGCCGACGTGCGCAAGGCTTTATTGGCGGACACGACGCGCGGCGGGCTTGCCTGCTGGACGCGGATCGAGAGCCAAGAGGCTGCGCTAGGAGTTGAGGAGGGCGGCGCTAACCCAAGCGTCGACCTCACCGTGCTGATTCACTTCCGCCACCTGTACGACGACCCCAACACCGCCACCTAGCCATGTCTGGATCACTCACCAATCGGCTTGTTCTCGCCGCCAAGATTGAGGACGTCCCCGGCACGCTGGACACGGGCGTCTACAGCGCTGCGAACGCGAAGCATCAGCTCATTGATGCGCGCATGGCGTTCGACTTCCCGACGTTCGACCGGCGCATCAAGCGCGAGACGCTGACGCCGGTTCCCGGCCTGAGCGGTCGGCAGGACGCCACGCTGACGTTCTCGATCGAAGAGGCCGGCCACAGCTCGTCGACCGAGCCGACGTGGTCTAAGTTCATGAAGGCGTGCGGCTACCGAGTCGAGACGCTCTACAAGGTCACAATTGGCGCAGTGACCGGCGGGCCGTTCCGTCACGGCGAGACGATCACGCAGACCGGGACCAGCGCGACGGCAAAGGTGTTCATGGACACCTACACCGGAACGACGACGCTTTACGTCTACGACGTCGTCGGATCAGAAAACAACTCGGGCGTCTGGACGGGCGGAACGTCTGGCGCGACCGCGACTCCGAGCACGGACGCGAATACCGCGGCGGGCTTCGGCTGGCGTCCGGTTGACTTCGACACGGTCACGGTCACCTACAGCGGCAATGACCCCGCGGTCGGTGAAGTGGTCACCGGCGGAACGTCGGGCGCGATCGGCGTCATTGAGACGATCAGCACCGGCGGATCTGGCGGTACGGCGAAGATCCGCGTTCGCAACGCCAAAATCTACAGCTCGGGCGAGACGCTGACGGCGAGCGCGACGAGCGGCATGGGCACGGCCTCGGCCATCGCGCAAGAGGACATGCCGACGCTGACCTGCGCTCTCTACGAAGACGGCAAGCGCAAGACCGCAATCGGGATGCGCGGCACGTTCACGCTGTCGGCGCGCGTCGGCGAGCCCGTCACGATGGGCTTCGAGTTCCGCGGCGCGTTCGGCGCGATTGCGGACACGTCGCAGCTGACCGGCATCACCTACGAAGACGAGATCCCGCCGACGATGCTCGGCGCGTCCGTCGAACTGCGCACCGAAGGCACCGCGGGCAGCTACGCAGCGCGCTTCTCGGCCATCACGCTCAACGCGAATAACACGCTGGCTTCGCGCGATGACGCATCGGCGTCCAGCGGCGTGCGCGAGTACATGATCGTTGGCCGATCGGGTTCCGGCAGCATCGACCCCGAGGCCGACCTCGAGGCGAGCTACCCGGCGATCACCAACTTCAAGGACAACAAGGTCGGCGCGCTCAAGTTCACGGTGGGCTCGACGCTGGGCAACCAGTTCGTCCATCAGGTGCCGGGCCTGCGCACGACGGGCGTGACCGTCGGAGACCGCAACGGCATCCGCACCGAAGAGCTCGCTTTCCAGATGACGGGCGGCTCGATGGCGAACGTTGGCGACTCGCCCAACGCGCGCAACGATCTGCTCATCGCCTACATCACCGCCTAGTACCCGCGGCACCGGAGGGCCGCAACGCATGGCAATCGCAGTCAACTACGCAAAGACGGTTCGCTACGTGGTCTCGCGCGAGCGCGCGCTTCCCAAGGAAAAGCAGACCGTCTACATCCTCAAGCCGCGTTCGATCGCAGGCGGCCGCGCGGTCGCTCAGGCGTTCAAGGAAAGCGGCTTCGACGCGATCATCGCGCAGCTTCGCTACACGCTCGCCGGCTGGGAAAACCTGCTCGAAGCGAACGGGCATCCGGCCGAGTTCAAAAAGGACCAGGCCGGGCTCGCGACGGAAGAGACTCTGTCGCGCATCCCCGAGAAGGACCGCGAGGAACTCGCCTTCTCGCCGGAGATCGAGCGCGCGCTGTCCGAGGCCGACGTGGGAAACTAAGGGCGGTCGCGCGTGGGCTTTGGGACGACACTGTCAAACCTCGCTGCCCGAGCTGCCACCGTGACCCGGCGCTCAGGGAAGAGTGGGGCTGCGACAAGCCTGCGCCGCGGCCGGTCCTTCGGATCACTTGCTCAAAGTGCCACGGCTCCTCGCGTGACTGCGAAGCCTGCGACGGCAAGGGCTTCGAGTTCTTGCGCCGCTGCCCGAACAGCCATGCGAGCGATGACGTGGCGGAAGCGCTATCTGGCTACCACATGCTCGAAAGCGGAATCCTGCCGAACGCTGGCGGATGGTCAGACCAGCCGGAGCTTTTCGCGCGCGCGTGCGACGTCATCAACGCCGAGCGATCGACAATCGAACGAGAGCGCCGCAAGCGCGAGGAAGCGATGAAGCGTGGCTGACGAAAAACTCATCATCGACGTATCCGTCCGCGACGAGCTGACGCCTGCGCTGCAAAAGGCCGACAAGGCTGTCGGCAACTTCGCTACGACGGCGAAGGCGGGGTTTGACCGGGTCGACGATTCGGCGTCGAAGCTCTCGGCTGGCGTGTCGAACGCCGGGGCGAGCATCGACGCGACGAAAAAGAAGGCGATCGACTTTGCCGACGCGGCGCGTCAGAAGTTTGAGGCGCTGGGCAAGGCCGCTATTGGAATCTTCGCAGCCGACGTACTGGCCAAGGCTCTAGGGTTCTCGTCCGCACTCGACGCCATCAGCAAGGCATCCGAGGTTGTCGCTGGCTCGATTTCCTCGGCGGCAAAGGAAGTTCTTGGGCTTGGGGCCGCGTACGAGCAGGCGCAGCGCGCGGCACTGCGGTTTGACGAAGCGGTCATCCGCGCGCGGGAAAACCGCGAGAAGGGGCAGGTCTCCAAGAGCCTTAGCTTCCAGTCGGCCAGTGGGGCCAAGCAAGGCGTAAACCTCGACCTGTCGCCGTTCCTTTCCCTCCCCGGCGATCAATTCGATGCCGCCGCGTTGGCGTTTGCCCAGGTGGAGGCGGAACTAACCGCCGTCGGGAACCAGATCAATAACGCGCTAAACGCCGCGCAGCCGCTTGGGCAGTTCGACATCAGCGATCCGCAAAAGCTGAGCGAGCTTCAATCGCAGTTCAACGCGATTGTCAGCCAGATTGACCGGCGCGTAATCGACGCCGTGAACGCTGCAGCGCGCAGTTCCGCGCAGAAGGCGGCGTTGTCGGTTGGCCAAGTGTTCGGGCCCGAAGCGCCTGCGGCGTTCGACATTCCGCGCGGCTTCCAGTTCATTGAGCCGCGGTTCTCGGCCGGCTCGGAGCAATTCGGCCCGCCGTCGCCCGAGGCGTTCAACCTCCCGAGCAACTTCCAGTTTATCCCCGGCGGCGGCGGATCATCGCGCGGCTCCGGCTCCACCTTCAGCGCCGAGTTCAACGCGGCCAACGCGCGCCGCCGTGCCGTCGCCGGCCGTGTCGCGCAGAATCGCCGCCGCGATCAATCGCAGTTCCTTCCGCTGGAGTTCACCGAAGCCGTTCAGCAAACGCAGCAAATCGCCAGTTTCGCCGAGCAGGCCGCACAGTCCTTCGACAACCTCGGCAACGCGATCCGTAGCAGCATCGGCGACCAAGTCGTCCTCGGCAGCTTCAACGCGCTCTCGAACTTCTTCGCGCAGGCGATCCAGGGGCAAGCGACGTTGCGCGACCTTGGGCGCTCGTTCGTCCAGCTCGGCGCTCAGATCCTTGCGCAACAAGCTGCGCTGCGCGTGCTTGGCTTCTTCGGCTTCGGTGGGGCTGCGGCCGGCGCTGGCGTCGGCGCGGCTGGAAGCGCTGGCGTTGCGGCTGGCGGTGCGGCGGGGTCCATCTCGCTGGGCAGCGGCGGCTTCTCCACGCTCGGCATACAAGGCGGCGGCCAGTCCTTCGCGGCATCGCGCGGCGCAGGAATCCAAGTTTCGCTGAGCGTCACGTCGCTCGATCCTCGCGGCGCGGCCGACGTGGTCCTGTCGCAGATGCCCGTGATTCAGCGCGCGCTTGCGTCCAGCATCAGCAACGGCAGCAGCCGGGCCCTTCGCGTCGCGGTCGGAAACGCCTAGGCATGACGCACGTCTGGCCTACCTCGGATGACTTCGCCGCGGGCTCTACGGCCTACGGCGACTGGCCGTCCGCGTACTTGAAGGCCGCGTGGTGGAGCGCCGCGAGCTTCGCGCATCCCGTTTCGTCCAGCTACACGAGCACCGTCAACGCTTCGGACTTGACGGATGCGTTCTCCAAGACGCAGGGTGCGGACGCGAGCTCGGCGACGCCTAGCACCGACCCGTCTGGATACCTCTGGCGTCAGCTCGAATCGAACGCCGAAGGCACCGTGCGTATGGCGTTCAACGTGCGCGTTCTCACCGGCGTTCCGCTCGTGAACAACGGAATGACGATCGGCATGGTGTGCGCCCGCGTGTCGGGTTCGACGTACACGAGCGCGACCAACTCGCACAGCGCAATCCAAAACGGCTACTTCTTCGGCTGGCTGGGCAACGGCTCTGGCCTTGGGTGCACGTGGTACTTGGTTCGCGTGAACAGCGGGACGCGGACGATCCTGCAATCGTCCACGTTCTCGACATCGTCGGTTCTATCGGCGTCGAACTTCGACGAGCTGTTCAAGTCACGCTCGGGCGAGGTCTACCTAACCGTTTCGGCTAGCGGCTCCGACGTTCGGCTGCGCGGAGGCTATCGACGCGGCGGCGACACGACGGACACGCAAGTCTTCGACGTGACGGACACCTCCGGCTCAAAGATCACGACCGCGGGGCGCTACGGCTTCGCAATGAACGGCGCGGTTACCGTGACGGGCGGCGACTTCGCGGCGCAGTGCTCGCGCTTCGAGGTTGTCGAAGGTTCTACGGTGCGCGTGCGTGACGAGTGGCAACGCGCGTTCCCGCTGTCGGCGTTGCAGTCGACGCCGAAGGCTGGCTTCACCGGTCGATCGCTGCTCCAGTCATGGTGCGGCGACTTCCACGGCGTCGCGGCCTACGATCAAAAGCTGTGGCGCTCGAAGGTCGGCGGCCTAACCGATCGCATCAACGTCAAGCCCGACACGGAACCGACGGGCAACGCGACAACGCTGCGCGGTTCGTACATGCCGTCGCAGAGGCGCGCGACCGATCGCCGCTCGCAAAATCGCACGATCACGTTTCGGTTCTCGTCGCTCCAGCAAGGCGGGGCGGCTGGCACAACGAACCCCACTGCGGAGCGTGCGGTAGGTATCAGCCTGCGCGGCTCGATGAGCCTTGAGCCCGCGGTTACGAACACGGGTAACTTCGTCGGCTACTCGGCCGTTGTCCGCATCAACGACGGCGCGGGAACGGCGGTCGCGCAGCTGTACCGATTCACGCCGTCGCAAACGCTGCTCGCGGACAAGGTCGTAACGGCTGCGGTCGACACCGACTACACGCTGCGCTTCGACGCCTACAACCTGCTCGATGCGTCGTCGAACAACACGGGCGCTGTCGTCATGCGCGTCTACCTCGGCGGCGCGCAGATCGTGTTCGACGCCGTCGACCCGAACGTCACGGTCACCGCGGCGGGGAACGTCATCGACGGCACAAGCTCGCGCATCGTCGAAGGCTCGCTGGAGTGCCTGAACATCTTCACGGTCAACGGCGACAAGACGACGTTCGTAGACACGTGGACTGAGAGCACGCTGACCAACGCGAGCGGAACGGCGGCGAGCGCGCAGGCTTCGATTGCTGTCGCCGGCGAGGCTGACAACGACTCGGGCCAGACGTTCACGGTTCCCTATGACTGGGGCGTCGAAGAGATCGCCGGCCAAATGTACGTCACCGTCCCGTTCGAGAGCGGACACCGAAACAACCGCAACGCGCACACGGCGGGCCGACGCCGCTGGAAGATCCGCGCGGGCGCGATTACCGAGGACGAGCGCGACGACCTGCTCACGTTTTGGGACGCGCACAACGGCTGCGAAAAGGCTTTTACGTTCGCCCCGCCGTACGGTGGAGCGTCGGTCAAAGCCCACTTCGCAGACGACACCCTCGGTTCGACGCTGCGGGATCGCGGCGTGTTCGCGTACGAAATCGAGATCGAGGAGCTGTTCGCATGACGCGCGAGCTAACGCCGCAGCTAACCGAGGAAGCGGGCAAACTCCGCAGCGCGTCGCCGTGGATTTGGCTTCTCGAAGTCGAAGTGCCGACGAGCCCGCCCACGCGCTACCGATTCGCCGCGAACCCCGAGGCGATCGTGTTCGACGGGCAGACCTACTCGCCGTTCCCGATGCGCGTCGGCGAGGTTAGGCAATCGGCCGATGGCGATATCCCGACGATCGAGGTGACCATCGACAACGCGGCGCTGGTCATTGGCCACGCGGTCGACCAGTACGACGGACTGACCGGGCAGCCGGCGAAGCTCATCCTCGTGAACGCCGCAGACCTTGGGAACCCGGCAAGCCGCATTGAAGAGAGCGGCGAGGTGCAATCGGTCAGCGTGTCCGCGCGCAGTGTGCAGGTCCAGCTTTCGGCCTTCTCGCTGTACCGATTGCGCATCCCGGCTAGCCGCTACGTTTCGCGTGGCTGTCGCTGGCAGTTCGCTTCGGCCGAGTGCGGCTACGAAATCCCATCGGGCGCAACGAACGCCGTGGGCGGCGGCTTCAACTTCTGCCGCAAGTCGCTGGCAGCGTGCCGCGAGCGCGGCGAGGACGAGGAGGCGCGAACCGTCACGGTCCTTCACCCGAAGCGTTTCGGCGGCGCTCCCGGCATACCGCGCCAAGGGGGCTCGATTTGAGCCTCCAGGATCTAGTTGGCCTGCCCTATCGCAAAGGCGCGCGCGGTCCGCTCGAGTTCGACTGCGCCGGAATCGTGCTCGAAGTCATGGGCCGCTTGGGCTTCGTCGGCGTCACGCTTGAGCCCGACAAGTGGCGCGAGAGCGGCAAGGAAGTGACGTGCGCCAGACTACCCGGCGACGTGGCGCTGTCTCGCTCGGA